GCATCTATTCGGTGACGGTACTGCAGCAACTCCTTTCACATAGGTTAGGATACAACTATGGTTGAAATTAATGCAGCTTTAGTTGGTGAAAACTTAGGGTGGTCTGTAGAAGATGCAGTCACCCTGGGTGACACTAGCACAACACACGTAGTTTGCACTGATGCCAAGATGGTTATTATTGAAACTAGTCATACTCTAGACGTTAACTTTGGCGCTGCTGAAGCTGATGTCACAGATAATGATATAGAGTTACCTGCAGGTGTACATACTTTTGTTGTACCCAAAGCTGTAGGTAATGCTACAATTTTAAACTACAGACGTGCCAGTGGCTCAAGCACTGTTGTACGTGTAGTTCTAACATAACGGTTATGCAATAATGTCTATTTAATTTTGTCCACATATGTGTAAAACTATCCTTAGTACACAACTAGTTATTAAGAAAGGATAGTTTATGTGGACAAGATTATTAGATATGCTCAAGAGGGCAAACAACAAAATAACAGAACACCAAGAGCGAAGAGTAGCTCACTGGCAGTTGACAAGCATGACCGACAATCAACTAAGAGATATAGGAATCAATCGTGCCGACATCATCAAAAAAGTCAACCGTTAATAAGGCAGGTAATTATACTAAGCCTAGTATGCGTAAGCGTTTGTTTTCTTCCATTAAATCTGGCGGCAAAGGTGGAAAGCCTGGACAGTGGAGCGCGAGGAAAGCACAGATGCTTGCAAAACAATACAAAGCAAAAGGTGGAGGATACAAATGAAAAGATACTTTAGAAGGTTATTTAGAGCTATCGTAAACTGGAAATGCCTGTGTAATGGCAAGTGTGGATGTGATTGCAAGGCTTAATATGGCTCTAAAGAAATCACAGAAAAGTTTAAAGTCATGGACAAAACAAAAGTGGCGAACTAAAAGTGGGAAGCCTAGTGCTAAAACTGGTGAGCGTTATTTACCTAGTGCGGCTATTAAGTCTCTTAGCCCTGCTGAGTATGCCGCTACATCCAGAGCAAAAAGAAAAGGCACTAAGGCAGGTAAGCAGCATGTGGCTCAACCTAAGAAAATCGCAAAAAAAACCAGAGCCTACAGGAAAGTAAAATGACACGAACTTTAAATGAGAAGCAAACTAAGTTCCTAGAAGTTCTATTTGAGGAAGCAGGTGGGGATGCTGTTACAGCTAAGAAGTTAGCAGGTTATAGTAACAACACTCCCACTACATCTATAGTGGAGGGATTGAAGGATGAAATATTTGACGCTACTAAAACGTACATGTCAAGGATTGGACCCAAAGCTGCAGTCGCTTATGGTAGGGCTTTGGACGATCCTACCCAGCTAGGAATAAAAGAAACACTAATGGCTGCAGGTCAAATACTTGATCGTGCAGGTGTAGTTAAAACAGAGAAAGTATCAGTGGAGTCTACAGGAGGTTTGTTTATCTTACCACCTAAAGATAGTTCTAATGCAGAATCTGACTAGTGAAAGACCGTTACAGTATGAGTACTGGACACTGCCTAAAGTACCATTTAAAGTAAAACTGTGGCAGAGAATACCAAAGATAACTAAGATAGTTCCTTTCGGATACGAGGTAGACCCACAGGATGCGGATTGGTTAGTTCCTATTCCTGAACAACTAGAACTATTAGAGCTTGCAAAGAAACACGTAAAGCAGTATAGTTTAAGACAAGTAGCTGCGTGGCTAACAACACAGTCAGGTAGAAGCATAACACATGATGGGTTAAAGAAAAGGTTAGATGTCGAAAGAAAGCGAAAGAGGATTACTACGATTAAACGCCAGTATGCCAAGCGGCTCGAAAAAACGCTCCGTCAAATCGAAATCCTTGAAAAAGAAAGACCAGGCTCCTACACCTACGAAGAAGACTGAGGTTAAACCAGCGCAAGCAAAGCCACCTGAGTATGACGTAGAGTACGCTCAGAGTGTCGTATTTAAACCTAACCCTGGACCACAGACACAATATCTAGCATCTTCTGAGCGTGAGGTACTATATGGTGGGGCAGCTGGAGGTGGGAAGAGCTATGCAACACTAGCAGATCCACTACGAAATTTAAACAGTCAAGACTTTAGTGGACTACTTGTACGACACACAACAGAAGAACTTAGGGAACTTATACAGAAAAGCCAAGAGTTATACCCTAAAGCAATACCTAACATAAAGTGGTCTGAGCGTAAGTCGCAATGGACTACACCAAGAGGCGGCACACTTTGGATGTCGTACTTGGATAGAGATACAGACGTGATGCGCTATCAAGGACAGGCGTTTAACTACGTAGCATTTGACGAGTTGACTCAGTGGAATAGCCCTTACTCGTGGAACTACATGAGATCCAGACTACGTAGTTCAAACAAAGATTTAGGTCTGTACATGAGAGCAACTACTAACCCAGGTGGCCCTGGTCACTCTTGGGTAAAGAAGATGTTCATTGACCCAGCAAAGCCTAACACGTCATTCTGGGCAACGGACATAGAGACTAGTGAGGTTCTGAAATTCCCAGAAGGGCATAGCAAAGCTGGTCAACCCCTATTCAAGCGAAGGTTCATACCTGCTAGTCTCTTTGATAATCCTTACTTAGCTGAGAGTGGTGACTACGAAGCCATGCTTCTATCACTGCCAGAGCATCAAAGAAAACAATTACTAGAAGGGAACTGGGATGTAAACGAAGGAGCAGCTTTTCCTGAGTTTAACAGACAGATACACGTAGTAGATCCATATGACATACCTAAAAGTTGGGCAAGGTTTAGAGCATGTGACTATGGATACGGAAGTTACACAGGCGTTGTTTGGTTGGCAGTGAGTCCAAGTGAACAACTGATAGTATATAGAGAGTTATACTGTTCAAGAGTTACAGCAACAGATTTAGCGGATATGATATTAGATGCAGAACGAGATGACAATATCAGGTACGGTGTGTTGGATAGCTCCCTGTGGCATAAACGTGGAGACACTGGCCCTTCTTTGGCTGAACAGATGAATCAGAAAGGCTTGCGTTGGAGGCCATCTGATAGATCTAAAGGTTCAAGGGTGGCAGGTAAAAACGAGCTTCACCGCCGTTTGCAAGTAGATGAGTTTACTGAGGAGCCAAGACTCATATTCTTTTCTTCTTGCAACAATATGATAGCACAGTTACCTGGAATACCTTTAGATAAAAAGAATCCAGAAGACGTAGATACAAACTCAGAAGATCACTTGTACGATGCTTTAAGGTATGGTATAATGACTAGACCACGTAGTTCTTTATGGGATTACAACCCTGTATCACACAGGACAGGCTTTCAAGCTGCAGACTCAACCTTTGGATATTAAATAATATGGCTATATCAGACAACGAACAAGGCGAACTATTTGAGACAGACGAGGTTTCTGTTATTCAAGAAGAAGACGAACTAGATGCTCAAGGTGTTGTAGCTTTTGTTACATCTAAGTTTAAACGTGCAGAAGATGCTAGATTTGCAGATGAGAATAGGTGGCTACGTGCCTATAGAAACTATCGTGGCCTATATAATACAGACGTACAGTTTACTGAAACTGAGAAGTCTAGAGTATTTATTAAAGTTACCAAGACTAAAACTCTTGCTGCGTATGGGCAGATAGTAGATGTTTTGTTTGGTAGCTCTCGTTTCCCCCTTACAGTTAATCCTACAACACTACCAGAGGGCGTAGCTGAGTCTATGCACATTAGTATTAACCCACAGACTGAGGAAGCACAGGATCAGTTAGAAGACGCCTTTGGTAAAAAACCCCCAGTTACATTGTTGTTTGACCCTGATAATAAACTGAAACCTGGCGAGACTATGTATGATCGCATGAAGCGTATGGGTCCAATAGAGGATACGCTAGAGTACGCTTCAGATAAAATAATTGAAGGTCCAGGTACGACACAAGATACAGTTACATTTCATCCTGCTATGATTGCAGCTAAGAAGATGGAAAAGAAAATACATGATCAGTTAGAAGAAAGTGGCGCTAATAAACAACTGCGCCACACTTCATTTGAGATGGCGTTGTTTGGCACAGGGATTATGAAAGGTCCGTTTGCTATAGACAAAGAGTACCCTAACTGGAATGAAGACGGTGAGTACGATCCTACAGTTAAGACTGTACCATCCACAAGTCACGTAAGCATTTGGAACTTTTATCCTGACCCTGATGCATACAACATGGATGAAGCAGAGTATGTAGTAGAACGCCACCGCATGACACGTTCTCAAATGCGTGGGCTAAAGTCTAGACCTTTCTTTAGAGAGGAGTCTATTAATGAGTCTATAGAGATGGGCGAGTCTTACGAAAAGAAATATTGGGAACAAGATATGGAGGATGATGCACAGTACAGCAACGCCCCATATCGTTATGAGGTTTTAGAGTTCTGGGGTTACGTTGATACAGATATACTAGAAGCTCACGGTGTAGTAATACCAAAAGATTTAAAAGACTCAGAACAACTAAGTGTAAATGCTTGGATATGTAACGGTAAAGTTTTACGTTTAGTTCTTAATCCATTTAAACCAGCACGTATACCTTACTATGCTGTACCATATGAGCTAAACCCATACTCTTTCTTTGGCGTAGGTATAGCTGAAAACATGGATGATACACAGACCCTGATGAACGGCTTCATGCGTATGGCAATAGATAATGCTGCATTAAGTGGTAATCTTATTATTGAAGTAGATGAAACTAACTTAGTACCAGGTCAAGACCTGAGTGTGTATCCAGGCAAGGTGTTTAGAAGACAAGGTGGTGCTCCAGGTCAAGGCATATTTGGAACTAAGTTCCCAAACGTTGCTGCAGAAAACATGCAGCTATTTGATAAAGCAAGGGTATTAGCAGATGAATCAACTGGCTTTCCATCTTTCGCTCATGGTCAGACAGGCGTACAGGGTGTGGGGCGTACTGCTAGTGGTATTTCCATGCTTATGTCTGCTGCCAACGGTAGCATACGGAATGTAGTTAAGAACGTAGATGATTACCTTATAGCCCCACTAGGTAGGGCATTCTTTGCATTTAACATGCAGTTTGATTATGATGAAGGTATTAAGGGTGACTTAGAAGTTAAAGCTTCAGGTACAGAAAGTCTCATGGCTAATGAAGTACGCTCCCAGCGCCTAATGCAGTTCTTAGGTGTAGCTTCTAATCCTATGCTACAACCGTTTGTAAAATCAGATTACATCATACGAGAGATAGCTAAGAGTATGGACTTAGATCCAGACAAAGTAACTAACTCTCTTGGTGAT